AGTGCGCGTTTAGGATATTCTGTTTGGGATCGCGGAGGTGGTTGGTACACAAAACCAAATACTAATGAACATTCCCCAAGTTGCAGACACGAATGGGTTTCAAATATAGTAACAAGAAAATAAAATGAGCAAAAACACATTATTCATATCAGTACAATCTATTAAAGATAGAACAGGGCTTCACGCTAACGTAGAAGAAAAATTAGTATTGCCTGAAATTAAGACCGCGCAAGATATGTATATTTTGCCCGCTTTAGGTTCGGCATTGTACAATGAATTACAAACTGCAGTAGATGCAAATACATATACACAATTACAAACAACTTTATTAGATGATTACATTGTAGATTGTTTGATTTATTTTGTTATGTCAGAGCTTCCACAAGGTTTATCATATCAGTTTTACAATAAGGGTTTAATAAGAAAGACAGGCGAGAATCAGGAAAGCCCTTCAATGCAGGATATGATTGACGTGGCAAATAGATACAGAGCAAGAGCAGAATTTTATAAACAAAGATTAATAAAATACTTGAAACAAAACAACGCTTCTTATCCTAATTACTTAAACTTTGGTAGCGGCATTGATTCAATTAAACCTGACAATGAGGGTTACTCAGTTTCAATGTATTTAGGTGATGCTTGTTGCAATGACGATTATGAGGGTAAGAATAAAAAAACTTTTGAAGAAAGGTATCAGGGAAATATTGGTTGCTGCTAATATATGAGTAAACAAGTAACAATAAAAAACCAAACTAAACTAAAAGTTTATTTGGAAAAAGCAAAAAAGAATGACACTAAACCTGTCAAAGAAAAAAACAATGAAAAGAAAGTGCGGAATATATAAAATTGTTTCACCAAATAATAGAACTTATATTGGTTCTTCTATTAATTTAGAAGCACGATATAATTTTTATAAAAATGGACACGCAAAAAAGCAAGTTTTATTATTCAGGTCTTTTGAAAAATATGGATTTGAAAACCATTCTTTTGAAGTTTTATGTGAATGTCAACCCGAAGAAAGATTAATTAAAGAAAGGGAATTTGGCGATTTATATAAAAGTTCTGCTGATTTTGGTGGCTTAAATTTAATTTTACCTAAAAATCAAGATAAACCTGCTATTTATTCAAAAGAATTAAGGCAAAAGTTTTCTAATATTGGTAAAAATAGAAAATATACACCCGAAACGTTAATTAAATTTAGCGAAGCAAGGAAAAACAAATATAAAAACGGCGACCATCCAATGGCAAAAGTTATATTAAATACTCAAGTAGGGGTTTTTTATTCCTGTATAAAAGAAGCGGCTGATGCTTTGGGATTAAAAAGAACTGCTTTAAGTATGAAACTTATTGGAAAAAATAAAAATAATACACCTTTAATTTACGCTTAATATGACTTTGAATCAGATTGTGAAAGAATTAACAAAGATAGGCAACGACCACGAGCAAATTAATTACGTCTATTTTGGTGATGTCTGGGAACGTTTAAGCAATGGCGAGGTTACATATCCTGCTATGTTTTTTACGTTAACGGGTGCAAATTATGGCGCTAAGGAAATAGCTTTTTCATTTAGTCTTTACTTTATGGATCGTATGCTTATGGAAGAAACAAACGAAACGGAAGTTTTATCAGATATGACACAGGTTGCGGGTGATGTAGTGGCGCAATTAAGATATCCAGAGGATTATTCTATTGTAACTTGGACATTAAGTCAGAACTTACCCGTTACATTTTACACAGAAAGCGATCCTGATTTATTAGCAGGCGTAAAATTAGATGCAACATTAACCGTGCCATTTATTAACAATAGGTGTCAAGTACCTTCAAATTATACTTTTTAATGGAATCAAAAAAAATTAATCAATTAGCGACAGAACTTGCGCCAGATTTATCAGACCTTACAATTATTGGTGATCCTAATACAGGAATAAGTAAAAAAATTACGCTATCACAAATGGCGTCTTTGTTTACGGGTACAGTTGAGGAATACGCAAACTTTGCGGCATTCCCTTTGGTTGGTGTTGCAGATACAATTTATATTGCTTTAGATACAAACATTTTGTATCGTTGGAATACAGGGACAAGTGCCTATGTAGAATTGTCACCAAACATTGTATCTTCTTTGGTGTTTAACGACGCGAATGGATTTGACGGAACTATTAATTTAGTTGGTTCAGTTGCGACTTTAACAATTACGACTGCATTAACAACAGGTTCAGTTGGTTTTATAGGTGCTTCGGGTGCTTTATTACAAGACAACGCAAACTTCTTTTGGGACGATACTAATAACAGATTAGGTTTAGGCACAAATGCGCCAACAACTGCATTGGACGTTTTCGGTTCAGGAATTATTGGACGCATAAACGGAACTTCAACAAACAATGCGTATTTAGGTTTTGCAAGTGCAGGTACAAACAAATGGTCAGTTGGAAACGTTCAGTCAGACCACAGATTTAGAATATTTAGCGAAGCAAATAGTGCTGAATTAATTACAATTTTACAAACAGGCGAATTTGGTATTGGTATTGCAAACCCATTAACCAAATTTCATATTGACGGAGGCGCAACTGCATTGATTGCAAATTTAGACGCAAACGTTTCGGTTGCAAAAAGTTTAAGTTTTCGTTCAGACAATAGCAATAGAATAAATTTAGAAGTAAGCGGAACAGAATCAGGTTCAAATGTAGGTGCAGATTTATTTATTAGACGATATTCAGACGCAGGTTCTTTAATTGATACACCTTTGACAATTACACGTTCAACAGGTGCCATTAGTTTGACAACTGCTTTAAGCGGTACAACTGCTACATTTAGTGGTACAATTCTTCTTACAGGTAATGGTTTTTTATCTTCATCAGTTGACGGCGGATTTAGATTAAGAAATGATGCTAATACTTCTAACTTAGGTGGATTGGCAAGAAGGTCTTTTTGGGCAGGTGGTGCAGCATTAGACATTCAAATATTTGCTGAAACAGGATATGGTATTTATTTGAATGTAGATGGCAGTACAACAAAAGGTTTAACTTTAGCTACAACAGGTGCAGCTACTTTTTCAAGTAGTGTTCAAGTAGGTTCAACTTCAACAAGTATTGGTGGATTATTAGTAATTGGTGGTTCTTCAATAGGAACTGCAAATGCTAATAATGGTCAAATATATTTAGGTGCTACTTCTGCATATAGAGGTATTATAAGTTATGATGAAGGACCTGGTTATTTATATATAGATAATACTTATAATAATAATTCAGGTAATATATATTTTAGAACTAAAACAAGTGGAACTGCAATAAATGCATTAACAATAGCGGGTACAGGTGCTGCTACATTCTCAAGTAGTGTAAGTGCAACTGTATTAAATTCTTCTGTTGGTAATGATGCTATTGTTTTTGAAACTTCAAATTGTACAACAGGGTATCAATTTGCAAGAATGAGAAACAATTCTGCATATTTATTAATGGGAATAGAAGGTACAACTGCGGGAAATTTACAAAGTGGAGATGCAGCAAATGCAAGTGTTATTACTACGGGTACTTCTACTATTTTAAGTTTAGGTACTAACCAAGTAGAAAGAATGAGGTTAACTACTTCGGGCGAAATATTAATGCATTCAGCTACATTTAATAGTGCTAATGCAGGACAATTATTTGGTACAGGTGGAGATACTTATTTAACAACTGATACAAGTATAGTGCTTTATGTTAATAGAAAAGGTAATGATGGTACACTTGTTGATTTTAGACAAGATAATAATGTTGAAGGTACAATATCAGTTAGTGGTACAACAGTATCATATAACGGAGGACACCTTGCAAGGTATACACAAACAGAATCAAATCAAAGAATTGAAGGTTTATTAAAAGGAACTGTTATGTCAAACCTTGATAAAATGGCTGAATGGATAAACCCTGAAACTAAACAACCTTATGAAAATGAGCAATTAAACTGTATGAAAATATCAGATGTTGAAGGTGATATTAATGTAGCAGGTGTCTTTGTAAATTGGGATAATGATGATAAAGAATTTACAAATGATATGAATATTGCAATGACAGGTGATATGATTATTAGAATTGCTGAAAATTTAGTAGTACAAAAAGGTCAATTATTAATGTCAGCAGGAGATGGAACTGCAAAACCACAAGAAGATGATATTATTAGAAGCAAAACGATTGCAAAAGTTACATCTAATCATATTACTTGCGTTTATGAAGATGGTACATATTGTGTTCCTTGCGTATTAATGGCTTGTTAAAATAAAAAATTAAAACAATGACAATATTTTTAACCATAGTATTTTTATTTTATTTAATTAGTTGGGTTTTATATCAAAAACACCAATTTAAAGAACGCGACCTTTACGAAATAAATGCACAGGAAGCATACGAACAAAATAAGAAGTGGCATTTTTGGAAGGGAATTAATCATTTATCAGTTTATGTTTTAGTTTGGTCGCTTTATGGTTTTTGGTCAATGTTTTTATTTGCAACTGCTTTTTGGTTTGGCTTTGACATTCTTTGCAATGTTATTGTTTTAAAAAGACCTGCATTTTATGTAGGGATAACGGCTGACACAGATAAATTTATTAGAAAGGTAGCTGAACTTATAAAAATAAAACCTGAATATACTTCGGCATTGATAAAAATACTAATTTTGACAATATTATTAATTTTAAAATAAACACTATGATTACTTTAAACGAACAACAATTAACAGAACTAAACCAATTTTGTCAGGAACTTCCAACAAAATACGGAGTGCCTTTATTACAATGGTTTAAGCAAATTCAAGAAGAACAGAACCCTAAAAAAGAAGAAGAAAAAGACTAAATGACACCGCATAGCAATCAAGCCGACATAGGCACAGGAATAAGCGTTTTAAGCGCTATTGTAAGTATTTCAACAATTCAACCCGTAGTTACTTTATTTGCCGGTTTGATTGCAATTATATCTGGTGTAATGGCTATTCGCTATTACTATAACGCAACTAAAAAAGTAAAAGATGATTAAAAATTTTGTAATTGCAGTCTTATTGGTTGTAGTTATTTTATTTTTAATTACAAATCCAACTTATAAAAGTTCAGTTATTGTAAAGACAGATACGCTTTACCAACAAAAGACTTTTACTAAATACAAAAAGGGAAGTGATATATATTCGTATATCATTACAACCGATTCTGTATTTATTCCCGTTCACGATACAATAAAAATAGTATCCGATTATAGCCGCGTATATTCGTATTTAGATACGATTCGCTTAGATACGAACAATGTCGTATTTATTCAAGATACGATTACCCAGAACAGGATCATAGGGCGTGGATTCAGCGCAAATTTAAGCGAGAAGACTATAATTGAAACAAGGACAATTACCCCAAAGCCTAAGAATGCCCTTTATTTGGGCGTATTAGCTGATTTAAGACAGGATAAGTCTTTGCAAGGGGTAGGCATAGGTGCAATGCTAAAGGTCAAGGATAGGGCTTTAATTGGCTTAAATTTAAAAACAGGTCAATCCGTGAATTATGGCTTCGGATTCTATTTAAAGTTATAATACAATAGAATGGCAACGAGTAAAAAATTAG